CACTCTCACGCAATTTCGTTTTGACTGGACGAGGAATGGGGTACAGTGGTTCACCAATGCTAATGAAATTTCCTTCAGGGAGTAGGATTTCTGAATTGGAACAATTAAGTAAGGGGTCCATTTCGAGTTGAATTTGGGATCGAATAGGAATCTGTTTTAGAGTTTCTAAGATGTCTTTTGCATTGATCGGAGAAGCATATCCTGTTCCAGTACCACCAGCAATGTGAATACCCATAATTTTGTGTTGAATTGATTTTCCGATTCCGACCATAATACTTCCACAATCGCCAGGAGCTGTTTCAAGTGCATATTTATAATATGATCGGATACTAAGGGATTTGTCGTTCTCATCAAGATATTCAAGTGGTTTGTCCAAGGCGCAAGCTTCTCCATATTTCAAAAACACGAAGGACTTGTGACTTGGATTGACAAGAACAATTGGGAGTTTACGCATAGTCATGTCATGGGATGTTGCCATGTGTTTAACAATGTCTAGTTGCATCGGGAATCGTCGCGGGAACTCAATGAGCATTTGATCTTTAACGGCTTTGTCTTGACCATAAATTTGATAGTAGTGCAATTCAGAAGTTGGAAAAATCATTCCTTCGGACATCGTCGGGCTACTGAGTTCAACATGAGTATTTTGTTCAAGGTAGGGAAGGAGGTGAGCAACCGTAAGTCCAATACGTCCACGAATCATAACAATTTTGAGGGCATGCGGGAATTTGACTCCATCTCCAACAGCAATCGTATAGATGTTACTCAGAATTTTCTCAGAAACTTCATGTGCGGCACGATCACTACGAAATTGAGATTCAACGGTCACTTTCTTTTGTTTACGAGTCAATGGGTCTCCAGATGTTGTTAACTGTACTCGTAAAATCTTGTTTCGGGTCTTTGGATCTCCAGATGTTGCAAGTTCAACCTTCAATTGATGTCCAAGTCGGCTTTCCAAAAGTTCGTCCAATTCGGCGTCAGTGAAAAATGAAGTTAGAGTTTTGACATTTTCTGTTTCAACACTAATGAGATCAGGGTCACGAGGGAAAATCTCGACTGTTTCTTGTCCGTAGTTGTATGCTGCCTGCCATTCGGGTGCACAAGTGCCACACATAGGTAAATCATTCAAACT